TGCGTTACCGTTTGCCCGAATTCCGTGATTAGGTCATCGGCAACATCGGCCATTTCGGTGTAGAAGGTCATGCGCGAATTACTGCCACCGATCCTCCGCCGAGGATCAATTGTTTGAGCAGCGAATCAACTTGTTTGTATGTGACTTGCCCGCTTGCGCTAGGCGTCGTGGTCTTCTCGATTGGCCCGACCTTGACCTTGATTGTCTGCTGTGCCTGGACGTCAGCATAGAGCGATCCTGATAGCGCCTTGACTGCCAACTCACAACAGGCGGCGCGCAGTCGGTTCATTTGAGGATCGTCCCATTCCCACCAGTAGCGCGGGAATTCCAGCGCCTGATCGACATAGGTCTTTTCGTGCTTGAATTGGTAATTGGTGTCGATGTATTGCGTAGCGTTACGCAGTGCGGCCTCTTTCGCCTCATCAGTTCCGGTCCATGCTGCGATAGCATGAGCCGTGCAATACGTCCCGCAGTCCGCAACAGAGACATAAGACTCGGCTGTTTCTAGCCCCGTCCCGTCCTCAACGATCAGTGCCATTTGTTCCCCTGTAGGAAACAGGGAGAGCCGAAGCCCTCCCTGATTTCAGGTTAGCCGAGCAGCAGCGCGACGTGTTCGGTCTTCACGACCTTCACACCCCAAGCGCAACTGATCTCATACTGCATCTGGCGATATTGCGGATACATCGCCACTTCAAAACTCAATCCACTGCGCGGATCCGTGATCGAAGTCCGATCAACAGCCATGTCGCCACCCGCAGGAAGGGCCGGGAGGCGTTGCGCTAGGACGATTGCCGATCTGGCGAAGGCCATTGAGCGAGTCGTGGTAGCGACCAGCGTAATGGCAACCGTGCCCGTCGCGGCAGTCGCGGTACGAAGGCCAGGCGCCGCGATGGTAATGGTTCCGGCCGCCACGGCTGTAATGACGTACTTGTGGGCGCCGGACTCATGGGCCAGCGTGATGACATCACCAGCAGCCAGGCCGGCGGTGTAGTCAGCAGTCGCCGCAAGAGCCGTGGCACCAACCGCACGAACTGCGGAGGTCAGCGTACCAGAGGTGAATGAACCGGCGGTGAAGGTCTTCACCTGTGCGGATTCGCGGATCGCCATGCCGTTGATGTCCAGCAGCACGCCTTGACGCAGAATCGAATCGTTTGCGTTGCTGGCGTCGTAGCCACCTTGCTTGCCGCGAAGGTTGGCGCCAGCAGCGGTGTCGATGACAAGGTTCATGTCGGAAACCGGAGCGCCGTTGTCCACCAGAATTTTGCGGGTCAGCGAGGCGGCGGTGTAGTCTCCAGCCGTGCCGAAGGGAACGGTAGCGGCAGCACCAGCGGCGCGGGATGCGTACAGATGCAGGCCAGCCAGGTCGGCTTCGATTTCGTTGGTCAGCGTGCGGATGGCCTGCTGAATCTGAGCGGCACGCATTGCGGTAGCGCTGTGACCAGAGGCAACCGACAACTCTTCTTCACCGTTCCAGCGGATCGGAACGCGGCGTGCCTTGGTGATGGCGAGGGTGACGTTGCCGATGGTCTGGTCGCCGTCATTGGGCGAGGTCGCGGCAGGCGTGATGTCGCCAGCAGCAGCAGCCGGGGCAACGAAGGTGCGGATGGTTTGGTCCTTGGCGGCACGTTGTGCCATTGCGTCGAGAGTGACAGCGGGAATGAAGCCGACGAGTTCGCGGGAAACTACGTCGAGATTCTCGTACAGTTCAGGGATGAGGTTGGTCAGGGTGTTTGCCATGGTGTTTCCTTAGATGATTGAGATTCCAGATTTAGACGCAGCCATTCGCGCAGATGGCGACAGCGCATCAAATTCGGCTCGGGTCATCGTTCGTTGACTACCCTTGCCGCTTGTATTTCCTTGCGCCCCAGATCCAGACTGTGCAGCCGGATACCAATGAGGTGCTTTTTCTTTCATGTCGCTGAACCACTCCTTGAGCGTCAACGGCTTGCCGTCCTTGCCAAGTATGCCCTCAGCCGCCACAGGGTTTCCGTTGTCGTCAATGACGAACGTGGCCCCTGCACGGTATAGAGCGTCTTCGACTGCGAACTGGTGCAAGCCAGCCGCGCCAGCTTCGGCACGGATGCTGTTTTCGAGGACACGTTTCGAGAACGATTGAACGCGGGCTTCTGCCTTCTCGCGTGCCTCCCGTTCCGCTTTCGTTTCTGCCTCGTAACCGGCCTTCATGCGCTCGGTTCGCTTCGTGATTACCGCGTCAATATCACCTGACTTGATAAGCGCCTTGTCCTCGTCCTCCGAGACTTTCGAGAGCAAAGACCGGATTCCTTCAGGGTCTATGCCTTCAAATGCCGCGAGTCGTTCCTTGGTCGCCTTGAGCATCCCGAGGATTTCGGTATTCTTCGCTTTCAGACCGAATACAGCTTTGTCGATCAGAGCTTGAACATCGGGCGGAGTGGATTGGGTGCTATCTGTTTCGGTGTCTGACATGGTTTCCCCTTGGGAGTGATTCGGCCTGGCCGCTGCTGCTGTCTATCGCTTGGCGATGGACAAAAAAAAGCCCCGCAACCCGTGAAGGTTCGAGGATTTCGTAAATCTTTGGGCGAACAAATCCGCCGAGACCATACATTACGCTTATTTTATGCAGAACGCAAGATGCGTTACCAAAGGCGGTAAGCGCGGTTACTCGTCGTCGCCATTTATGATAGCTTCAGTCAGTCCGTATTCAATAACTGAGTCGCCGCACCCGTTTTTCACAATACGCAGGCACCTGTTCATTTCTTCGTTTGTCACAAGCAAAGCGAATTGCTCAAGATAAATCGCATTTTGCACAGTAACCGGAAACCCATTCAAGCGCATCCAATCAATTATCTGCTCTCTCGTTACCATGTCGTCACCTTACCACTAGCCAAGCAATGAACGCAGCATCTAACCTTTTGCGGGCGCTTCCCTGCGATTACGTCAGCATCGCCAAGATTGACGAATATCCACGTGTTGCTCTTGCAAGTCGGACAGTATCGCGAGACATGCGAAGCGACGCGAAGCCGGGATTTTGGCTTCTCTGGTTCGGCGTTGTCGGCGACTACTTTAAGCAATCCCTGCCTTCTTGAAGAATTCAGCGTCACGCTTGCGCAAGTCATCCAACGTTAGCGTATCCCCCGCTTTATTCACGAACCGATCAACCGGCATACCCGCCCTAAATAGCTTTCCTCTAGTCGGTCCTAGAACATCATCCTGAAACGCCGCGGGCTTTCCTTTCAGCCATTTATTATAGGTCAAGTCAGCAGGCACTTGACCGTCCATGCTTGCCCTTGTTCCGGTCGGCAATTCTTGCAAATCAATCCCGAGCTCCTTCCATGACTTCAGCACAGGCGTTGTGCTAGATCGGCAGTTTGGATGTGCCGGCGGTCGCGGCCCTGAATCTACGGGATAGATCGTGCCGTCCCTTGCCTGACATACGGGAGAGGTTTTGGAATCTAGGGTGCTAATCCATTTCACGCCCTTGACCAGATCATTGTTAGCTTCGTAGAACTTCTGGCGCGTGTGGTTTGCCGTGTGGCTGATCGCAGTCCGCACGACTGTCTCGGCATCTCGCCGGCTGATTTCGAGAATCCCGTCCTGATACTGTCTCGCTCGAGTGCCGCGAATCCTGCGGGCCATCTCGTCAATGGTCTGCCCTTCAACGTATCCGATGCGTAGCGCGTCACGAATCTTTGCTGCCTTGCCTGACTCTAACCCTTGCATCCATTCAGCCAATAGACGGCCTTGGAATGGCCTTGCTAGGGCCGACGAATAGACTTGTCCAGCATTGACGGATGCAACCTGTAGATTGACTGGTACGGTATTAGCGAACAGATCTTGCTGATAGCCAGATTCATAAATTACTAAATCGCGCAGGTCTTGCTGAAGGTTGAGGCGTACTTGTTCGTATGCCCGAGAGTTCAGTTCCCGAACGGATTGCAGAATGCTGTCAAGGCGCTCGACTGTGAATGCTTCGGGCGACAAGCGTTGCAATGCTGTTCTAAGTTGTTCGACCAGGTCGGCTTCTGACCTATTAAGCAACGCAATGACCTTGCGAACCACGCCATTCTGATACCGAATCAGGTCGACGGAATGATCTATTGCAGCATCCGCAAGTTTTTCATTGACGGTGCCCATTAGTCCATTTCCGAGAGAATCATTATCAGCACAAGTCGCTAGTTAATGCAAAAAGGGGACCCTGCTTTGCATCTAAATGAATGACCACTCAAGTACATTGACAGGGTTCTTGAGAATGTCATTCAACAACAGGTCGTAAGCAACTACCTCTGACTGATAATCGAAAAACGCCGCTGGGCTCAGCGTCCTGTTCGATTTGCATTGGACGAAATTATTGCTCGGCGTTATTGCTCCGCCGTATGCAATCTGTGCCACATTCTGATTGAGCGCAAACCGACCGCGCTTTCCTGTCGGTAGTGCCGATGCCGTGGTTGGAATAGTAATCGGGGTTGCCGATGTACTGCAGTCAATGAAATCTGAATCTTTCCACGAAAGCGTGGACGCGTCGGCAAGCATGCGAATATTGAATTTGCCGCCGATGACGGCAGACCGCTCGAAATAGTACGCCTTCCCTGCTGAAGCATTCACGTCGTCAAATATTCCATTTGATCCTGTCGCAAAGCCACAATGAACAGAGTCATAGCTCTTCACTGTGGCCGTATAACCCGCTCCGACATTGGGCCATACAGAGATTTGTGCAAGACCATTATTGTTCCCGGTAATGGAACGGATGAAGCGCATCACGAAATTGATATTTGCTCCGTTCGCAGAGAACAGGGAAACGCCTGATGTCAGATAATTTGATCCGAACCAGATATCCTGAAGTTCGATAGGAATGGCCGCAACCTTATAGAAATAAGCGTTTGTTCCGCCTTGGAATACCTTTGTATTCAGCGCCCCCATTCCGGCGATGGTCACATATTCAGTAGCGTCTGCTCCGGTCGTATTGACCGCTGACGTCGCTGTATGCGCGGCCTCGTCGGCTTTATAGACGGCTGGATATTGCAACCGCCCACCCTGCGTGAGACGCGATCCTTGGAAAGCGTAGGTCAGCGTTTTGAATGCCGCGGTCGGCAGCGTTCCATCGTTTGCGTCGCTACCGTCAGTCGGGTCTATCCACCAGACAGGGTGAAGCGGGTCCGGTCTTGGGGCCACGAAATCAATCTCGGAAACCTTGCACACAGAGGTTGCTGACGCCGATTTGCCTAGCCCGGTGCCCAGAATGCCGAAGTAGATATAGTCTCCAGCAACGCAGACATGACCGGGAACAGATGCCGCCGACGAAGTAACTTGCAGTTTTCCGACTCTGGCTTCCTTCGTCCGCTCGACGTTCGTATGATAAACGGAGATGTTAGTATCTCCAGCCACAGCAGACGCCGGAGAGAAATCTACCCACACCATTGACCCAGAAGACGTTTGCGCCCCAACCAGCCCGCCGATGGTGGCGTCACTGGCAATGCGTTGAAGGATAGAAGCGCCGATCCGATTAAAACTGGATCTGGTAAGCGACTTATCGCAGCGCCACCACCCCGTTTGGGAGCTTGCGTCACGGAAATTCGGCGCCCCAACAGGAGCGTCGGCGAGGTAGTAGAGATAATTCTGGTCGAAAATAAGATCACATGCACGGTAGCGTTGCTGCCCGAAAACAGTAATGACCCCAGCCGAGTTTGTCATCGCCGAAATATTCGTATTGTTTTGCAGAGCGGTGACACCATCCCACGAAATTATGCCGTTTGCGACATTCTCATCCCCCGCGAGGATATAGAGCCTGTTGGTAAAAGGATCGACCTTGATGGCGTGGAAATGCTTGATGTTGTTGTTGCTGCCGTCAGCATTCCAATACGCGACTTCAGTCCATGTCAATCCCAAGTCGACGGATTTCCAGAGGGACAGCCGGTCATTGGCCGCGCCATTGACGCGGCTGCCATTGACGTTGTACTCCGCAACGAAGAATGTCCTGACACCGGACAGCGTAACCTCGCAGAAACTCCGGTCACTCAACATCCGCACTGTCTGGATTGAGCCGCCGCCACCAGAGCCGAAAGCGAGCACTTGTGTCCATGTGTCGCCGTAGTCGGTTGATCGCTCAAGATACCCCACAGTCGCGCCACTGCCGCCAGCACTGGCAAACAACAAGCCGGGTGTTGATGTGACCGCAATCGTGTTGATCGCCCCACCCGCGCAGGAATTCGTTCCCGTCGTGACCGTATTCGTCCCGACAAGCCCGCGAACAATTTTCGAGGTTGTTGCCGTGCTTCTTCCGAAAACGTAAGTCCCGTCAGTGGAAAAAATGGTATGAGCAATGTACCCGACCGGATACAAGGATTTAATTGCTGATTCACCTTCCCCGATATTCAGATCACTGAGAACATCACGCCCACTAGCCGTAAGCTCCGTTACTTCACCAGTAACAGGATCGGTCGTCGCCGTGACGATGTTGCCAGTGGCCCCAAGTTTTGTATAAAGTTGAGTGGTCATGTTCTTTTCCTGATCAGATTGCCATCGTCAATGAAACAGCAGCATTCGTTCCGCTGATTGCGGTCACGTTTCCGCGCATATACGCCCACGGAGCGACGGATGCGAATCCGTCAGAAGTCGAGGAAGTGCCGAGAGTCAGGGAGATCGTCGCAAGCGTCAGCCAGTTCGAGTTATCGTTGCTCACTTCCACAGCAATAGTCGCCGCCCCGGTTGAGGCAGAAACCGCCCCGCTTGCCTGGAACGTCTTCGCAACGACAGGGGAACTATAAGTCGGATTCTGCACGGACGCCCCGGCTCCGGTAGCGGTCACGGACTTGAGCATGATATAGGTGTTGTCTGACATGGTGATTCCTTTCGTAAAATCTTAAATTCCGGCCATCATCAGCACGGCCATAGCTTCGACTTCTTTTCTTAGCCGCTCGATTTCCCCGGCCTGCTTGGTTATTTCCTGATCCCGGCGCTCGACCAACACCGTCGATTCAGCAGGTATCGGAAGTCCGTCGATAGTAACGTACTCGATGGCCGTCGCTTTGTTCTTTCCCGTAACCGGACGATCCACATAGACGGTTCTCACTACCGTCCGGATGATTTGTTCCGGTTCCTTGACAGTGACAGTGCGCGAATGACCTAACCATCCACCCCCAAGCAATCCGACACTGGCAAGTGAGACGGGATCAGGCATAGAAATTCGGTGCCTTGTTCGGCGTGGCGTCCCTGTCGCGTTCGTAGTGGAAGTCGACCGTTGTTGCGAATACTGTATTCGGGTTATCAGTGCCGCCGTTGGTTACCCTGCGGAGCGTTACTAGGATGATTTCATCGGGTTCCGATAGCGTCAGCGCATCCCCTACTGAACACTCGGCCACCATGTGCCGCCAAGCGGTTCCGTGTGCGGCTTGGGTGACGAAGACAACAACAGGGGCTACAAAGTTTGCCTGATTGTGGCCCAGGGCGCGCATGATCGTAAATTCCCATTTAACCGTTTCTGTAGAGGTGCCGCTGGTACTCCAATGAACGTGAACATAGGCTTTCCCGCCCGGCTTGATGTCGTGATTGACGTGGAAACTCTGGCAGAACACGTAATCATCCAGCCCAAACGCAAGTTCCTGGCGCCTGGGCGTGTGCGTTGGCCCGAAGTTGGCCAATGCGGGGGCGTTCGCGGGAGGAATGCCAGCAATCGTCAACGGGGCCGTCAGGTCGCTCCAGCCCGGCCCGGTACGCAAGTCGATTTCAGTGAAGTTGCCATCCATCTCCGCGTGCGTAAGCGGTTCTCCCTTGACATTGCGGTATACAATCGTCATTCCTGATACTCCAAGAAACCTGGATCAACATAGCTAGGCGTTGCGAAATACGGCACATGCGACCGGGTGACAATCACCCCGCTATCAGTCGGCGAAATGGTTTGCTCGATCCATCCTGTATTGATTGCGTTAGCCGAGGCCGTCATCGGGTTATCAGGATCAAGCCCTAATCGCTGCCAGATGTCTCGAATTATCAGATTGACATCGCCCGGAGTATCGGTTCCGGTGCGGGTGCTGATAATCGTCCCGTCTGTTGCCTTGGTGATGGTGATCGCGCCAAAGGTGGCAACGGAATCCGTTTCGACAAGCTGAACGTCAGGATCAAGCCCTAGCCTTCGCCAGACATCTGAAAGCATGGCAATCTGGTCGGATGTAATTTCCATCGTCAGGAATCTGCCACCGTTGCGCCAGTGATTGATCCACCAGCATCGCGCACAAGATTGATAACCTTGCCGCCGGTGCCGGTGTTTAGCGTGACGGATGGTGCCGCCATCGGTGCGGATTCAGGCATTGTCACATTAACCGGGGCGGGCGTGACATTGACGACGGGTGATTCTACCGTGATCGCAGCAGGCGAGATATTCACGATTGGAGCGGGTTGTTCCGGGACATTTATCGTCGCGCCTTCAATGGTGATATTTGGCGGGGAAAAATTGAAGATTGGCGCGGGCGCGGGTTCGTTCGGACGTTCCGTCAAAAGAGACTCAATTGCGGAGAGTCGTGATGTGATAGCCGCCAGTTCAGGCGATTCGCTGTCGTGTTCCGATTCGGTGTCGGTAGGTTCCTCGGGTATATCCTCAACCATGCCAAGGGCCGGCGCCTGTCCCTCAATCCGTTCCTGCTCGTCCATCCATTCCAGTTCAGGTGAGAGAATTGCGCGGCGCTTCCATTCCTCGAACATCGTCTCATTCGAGATGTTGCCGGATTGGTTCGCCTTCAGCAGTAGTTCTGCGGATGCTTCCCCAAGAGAAGCAGCGCCGAAGTCAGTGAATAGCGAAACCGAACCGCCCGAAGGTTCGCCAACCCAATCCGCCATGAATGCGAGAC